CTGCAATGAACTCACCCCACTTCTCAGATTTCTGTTCAGTGATCCTGAAGTCATATTCCTTCGGAGGAATGAACACCTTGTTGGTATCCTCAAAACGACCTTGGTCAATGGTGTCAACCCAGATAGTCCAGTCAGCTTTGAAGTTGTTACGCATCTCTACAAGGGGAGCAACAAAGTCGCAGATCACGTAATCCACATCGTAGCTGTCAGCCAACTCGCGCATACGCAAGCTCTGGCGAATACGACCTTCGTGGGAGAAGTCCCAGTCGTTGTACTTCTTACGCACATCATCGGCGTTAAGCCACATGACCGTCTTGCGTTCTGCTTGCAAGTGGTCGAGGATGTGTTGCGCTAGGTATGTCTTGCCCGCTCCGGGAAGACCCATCACCAAGATGCGTTTCATTCGTTACCCCTTACAGCAATGCGTCAAGCTGGTCGTGAGTCGTAGCGGCATCAATAGCGGCTTGTTTGGTCAACATAGCCTGACGCGCTGTCTCTACCGCTGTGGCATCGTACTGTTCGTTATCGTTAGGAGAAAGCTGTAGGCGGGATTGCTCCATCACCACTTGTTGGAATCCAAAACCTGCGTTGGACTTCATACCGTTTTTGCGGTCAGCCACGGAGATTTCGTATGTGTCCCAGATGATCTGCACTGGATCAGTGTTCAGATCAAAGCGGTGGGCAGTGTAGCCCTGACGATGTGCTGTGATTGCAGGACGAACTTCCACAGCGTTGCGCCAGCCGTTATTGCCTACGCCTTCTGCGGGAGGTGTGTCCCAGACTTGCTTGATTTCCCCATTGAGGACTTGAACGAAATGTGTCATTTAAGACTCCTTGTTAAAAAGTTGTTTATACAATTATCTTATGAATTTGCAATTGCAATGCCGGGGTATTGGCCTGCCTCTATCTCTATCCAGTCCGTTTTAGAACCAATTTGTTTAGGCGATGAGTAATTTGTAGTGTTGCCAAGGCCAAGTTCATTAGAACCACCATACCCCCAAGCCCATAATGTGCCATCTGTTTTGATTGAAAAACTAGATGCATAACCTGCTGAAACTTTTGACCATGTTGTTAAACCGCCAATTTGTTTAGGGGAGGAATAGTTGGTTTTATTTCCAAGACCAAGACTTCCATACCCTTGGTTTCTACCCCAGCCCCATAAAGTTCCATCGGTTTTAGTGGCAAGACAATAACCTACATTGGCATAAGTTCCTGCGCTTGTACTTAACCAATTAGTCAAAACGCCAACTTGTTTAGGTGAAGAATAATTAGCAGTATTTCCAAGACCTAACACGCCACTTGTACCAAGACCCCATGCCCACAAAGTTCCATCAGTTTTTATTGCAAAGCTAGATGCATAACCTGCTGTTATTTTTAACCAAGAGGTTAATGCACCAATTTGCTTGGGTGAAGAATAATAAGTTGTGTTGCCAAGACCTAATGAACCAACAGCGTTATAGCCCCATGACCAAAGAGTGCCGTCTGTTTTTATAGCAAGTGAAAAATAATAACCGCCAGAAACATCAGACCAGTTTGTTAACGCACCTAACTGTTTTGGAGATGAGTAGTTTGTTGTATTTCCAGTACCCAACTGACCAATGTTATTTCTACCCCAAACCCAAAGCGTTCCATCAGTTTTAACCGCCAAAGAATGGGCATATCCAGCAGAAATGTTTAACCAACTTGTTAAAGAACCAACCTGAGTTGGGCTTGATCTATATGTAGTGTTACCCAATCCAAGTTGACCACTGCCATTTGCACCCCAAGACCACAAAGTACCATCAGTTTTTGTAGCCATACAAAACAAACCGCCGCCATGACTGGAAATTTTTGACCAGTTTGAATAACCAACAAGGGTGGGAGTTGATATAGCCGTTGTTGAATTAAGACCAGCTTGCCCATTATTGTTAAGGCCCCAACCATAAAGTGCTGGTAAAGGCACAGGCCAAGTCCCCGCCGCCTTAGCATTGGCTTGACTGCTGAGGTTCCAGATGCCTGAGTATTGAACGCCTGATATTAGTGTTGTTGCCATGTTTTAACCAAGTGCAAATGATGAAAATCTTCCACTTTCTGGTGTCGACCATGTAACTGATGAACCAATTTGTTTTGGACTTGAGTAATCGGTTGTGTTACCTAAACCAAGTTGACCAAGATTACTCCTACCCCATGACCACAAAGTTCCGTCTGTTTTTGTAGCAAGTCCATTGTAAAACCCGCCTTTAACGGTTGACCAATTTGTTAGAGCGCCAATTTGTTTTGGCGATGAGTAATAAGTTACATTCCCCAAACCAAGACAACCCCACTCTCCATAGCCCCAAGACCATGCTGTGCCATTGGTTTTAACAGAATAAGTATTATAACTTCCACTAGAAATTCGTAGCCAATTAGTTAATGCTCCCACTTGTGTTGGGGATGAGTAATAAGTTCCTGTGCTTGCTAAACCTAATTGTCCAAAATTGTTATATCCCCAAGACCAAAGTGTGCCATTGGTTTTAACAGCTACTGTATGAAAATCACCAGCCGCAATTGTTATCCAATTAGTTAATGCACCAACTTGATTTGGTGATGATCGTACGGTGAAGTTTGATAGACCAAGTTGCCCAAAATCATTACGGCCCCATGTCCAAATAGTTCCATCTGTCTTGACAGCTATTGTATGGTACTTGCCACTAGAAACATTAAGCCAACTAGTTAGCGCACCAACTTGGACTGGGGATGATCTATTGGTATTATCACCAAGACCTAATTGTCCAAAATTATTTTGACCCCATGACCATAATGTGCCATCAGTTTTAATTGCTAAAGTTGAATCCCATCGAGCCGATACTTTACTCCAAGCAGTTAAAGCACCAACTTGGACAGGCGAAGAATAATTTGTTGTATTGCCTAGACCAAGTTGACCTGCGGTGTTGCGACCCCATGACCAAATAGTTCCATCTGTTTTACTTACAACAGTATGATTTCGACCAGCCGCTATATTACTCCATGTAAGAAGTGCGCCTACTTGCTTAGGGCTTGAGTAGTTTGTAGTATTGCCTATGCCAAGCTGACCATAAGTTGCATTTTCTCCCCAACCAAATAAGTTGTAAGCAAGGGTAGAAGTCTGAGCCGCCAGCGGATTGAACCCCGGCTTGTTTATCCCAGCGGCGTATCTAAAGCTCACGCTACACTCCTCAATGCTGGCTTAGAACCAACACGCTCTTTGATCTTGTCAAACGGAGCAGTCCAATCACCATACACCTCTTGGCGAACCAGCTTCATGCTGTCGTAGTACGGCGTTTTATCACCGTCAATCGCATATAAGAAGTAAGGCATGATCGGAGTTACCACCCATGTTTCTACGCCCATCGCCGCCGCCAAGTGACTGACAGAGGTACAGGCTGAGATCACCAAGTCACATGAAGCCACCGCTTGTCGAGTGTCTTCCCATGACTGTAATGGTACTTGTTTTACCCAAGCTGGGCAAGCGTCTACGCCCTCATCACGCTGTAGTGAAATGAACTCTGCGTCAGCATCTTTTACCGCTTCAAACATCAAATCGTAGGGGAACTTCTTGTGATGCTCATGTTCAAATTTACTGTTGCCCTGCCAGCGCAGACCAATGCGTTTCTTACGCCCTTTGATCGACATTGGCTTCTCAAGGTATGGCGCACCAGACAGGTCGCGTAGTTCTAATCCTAGAGGAACCACAGCAGACATTCCAGACACAAAGAAGTCGTGGTAGATACCAAAGGTAGCCTCGTGCTGAACAACGGCTGATACGCCTTCTACGCCTTGGAACAAGGATGCGAGTGGGCCTGTACAAGATACAACTACCTTACAGCCACGCTCCGCAATCAGCTTGGCAAAACGAATCTGGTGAATCTGATCGCCCAGACCGCCTTCCAAATACAGCATGACCGTACCCTTTGTTTTACCGTCCCATTGGGGTGTAGGCACATCAGGGCGTGAGTTACCAAAGACACCTACGATACGGCCTCTGTCCATCAGGCTGTAGCCTTTTTGGATTTGACCTTGACGCAAGTAGTACCAGCCACGGTTATAGGCGGCTCGGTGGTTGCTAGGCTCTTCTGCTTCTAACTTCTGAGCCAGTCTCCAGCCTTCAGCAAAGTCACCCATTGTTGATGCGGCAAGCTGTAGGTCTAGATCATGCAACTCAGGAACTGTGCGTGGACGCTCAAGCCAGAACTCTGGCTGGCAGAAAGCTGAGTAGTGATGCTTCAATAGATCGCGGGGGTCTTGCTTATGCTGTGCCGCCAATACAGGCTTGACATCGTGCATCCCTGCGTGACCGTGCAAGTTCTCATCATCTTCAGCTACGCTTGAGCCGTCAATGTTATTGAAGTCGTAGGCAAACTCAGGCAGTTCTAAGAACTCATGGATACGGGCTAACTGCGCTTTGGGGTCAGCTAACAGGTCTTCGTATTCAACAAAAAGAAAGTTCTCTGGTGCGTACTCGTAGCCATTCTGAAGGGAGATGTAAGCGGCGCGGAGGTGATCCATCAGTTGACCAGTCGCCATGAACTCGTCTAAATCTATGGGTTTGGCTACACGGATGAAGCTGGCGGCACAGTCAGGAACAGAACGAACTGTTGCAATGATCTTAGGCTGACGGCCTAGCACCTGTGACATAGCACCCATGATCTGGGCAATAGGCCAGCCACGGGACTTGTCGATGATGACGGGCTTGTCAGTGTCTTCGTAGAACGCATCAATTGCGCCGCGCATGGTTTGAGCTAACTTGCTTCTCTCAGGGTCATTCTCGTTCAGTAAACCCGCTGAGTGCCATGTATTAGCCAAGCCATCAAGGGCGTGGACAAGCCCAGATGTGGTGGATACATGGGTCATTGGGTTTTGGTTCAAGATAGCCGCAAGGACTGTTGAGCCAGAACGAGGAATGCCAGAGAGGAAGTGCAGTGTTTTGTTCATGTGGTTTATGTGAGTGCAATGCCCATTGTAAAACTGTAACCAGAAGAAACATTAAGCCATGTTGTTAATGCGCCAACTTGCTTAGGTGAAGATAAATATGTTGTATTACCTTGACCAAGTTGACCTGCTTGGTTTTTACCCCAAGTCCATAGTGTCCCATCATTTTTGACTGCAATTGATGACTGCCGAATACTGCTTGTAATTTTATTTGACCAATTGGTTAATGCGCCCACTTGGTTTGGTGAGTATCGTGTGGTCGTATCACCAAGTCCAAGTTGACCAGCATCATTACGGCCCCATGACCAAAGTTGCCCACTTGTTTTAATTGCTAAAACTGTCATACCACCAGTTGTGTATGCCCAATTAGTTAAAGCGCCAACTTGAACTGGTGATGTATATCTTGTGGTGTTATTTGTTCCCGTTTGCCCAAAAGTGTTATCACCCCAGCCCCATAGAGTTCCATCAGTCTTGACTGCTGATACACCGTTAGAAACACTTGAGTTGGCGTAAGCCCAATTAGTCAAAGAACCGACTTGTTTTGGGCTGGAGTAGTTGGTTATGTTATTTAAACCAAGCATTCCATAACCGTTATATCCCCAAGCCCACAGAGTGCCATCTGTTTTAACAGCAATTAAAAAATCCTTACCGCCAGATATTTTTGACCAGTTTGTTAGTGAACCAATTTGCTTTGGTGAAGAATAATATGTGCTATTTCCAAGCCCCAAACTTCCGCTTGAGTTACTACCCCATCCCCACATTGTCCCGTCTGTTTTAACAGCATAAGAGTTTGTATATCCAGCAGTAACGGTTAGCCAATTAGTTAAAGCACCAACTTGTTTTGGACTGGAATAGTTGGTTGTGTTACCAAGTCCCAATTGACCTGAACTGTTTCCACCCCAACTCCAAAGCGTGTTGTCAGGTTTAACAGCTAATGTAAAATTTTGACCACTTGCAGTTGATGACCATTCTAATGTTCCAACTTGTTTTGGGGAAGAGTAGGTAGTTGTATTCCCTAAACCAAGTTGACCTTGCCCATTTGATCCCCAACCATATAACTTATATACAGGAGGGCTAGGCCAAGTCCCAGCCGCAATAGCGGCATTCACCTGTTGCATTGTCCAGATGCCTGTGTACTGTGTGTATGGGTATGAGACTGGCATATTAGTATGTAAGAGCTAAAACATGACCACTGCCAGAGGAGACAGACACCCAGTTAGTCAATGCTCCAATTTGCTTAGGTGATGAATAGTTGGTTGTGTTATTAAGCCCAAGTTGACCAGAAGTATTTGCGCCCCAAGACCATGCTGTTCCATTAGTTTTTACAGCAACAACTTTTCTACCACCAGCAGATGATGAACTCCAATTGGTTAAAGCGCCAATTTGTTTGGGAGATGAATAGTTGGTTGTATTGCCAAGGCCAAGCTGACCATTAACATTACTACCCCAGCACCAGATTGTTCCATCTGTTTTGACAGAATAAAAACATCTGTAAGCACCAGAAATACTTAGCCAAGTTGTAAGTGATCCAACTTGAACAGGAGAGCTTAAATAATTTGTTGCACCGTTGTTTCCCAGTGCCCCGTTATATCCTCGACCCCATGTCCATAAACTTCCGTCTGATTTAATTGCCGCAGTTGTTTCTTGGCAAATTGCAACACGATTAGTCCAGTTAGTTAATGCACCAATTTGTTTTGGTGAAGAGTAACTTGTTGTGTTTCCAGTTCCTAATTGACCATTGCTATTAGTTCCCCACGCCCACAAAGTGCCATCAGTCTTGACTGCTATACAATAATCTGTATTTTGTATGGTTGCATAAAGCCAATTAGTCAATGCGCCAACTTGCTTGGGTGATGAGTAGGATGTTGTATTTCCTAGACCAAGTTCACCCATTTGGTTTCTTCCCCAACCCCACAATGTGCCATTAGTTTTGACCGCAATAGAGCTATAACTACCTCCACTTACATTGAGCCAATTAGTCAAAGAGCCAACTTGTGTTGGAGATGACACTCCACTTGTATTTCCTAGCCCAAGTGTTCCATATCCATTTGTGCCCCATGACCAGAGCGTACCATCAGTTTTAATGGAAAAAGAAAAATTGTCGCCGCCACTGACTGAAGCCCAATCAGTTAATGATCCAACTTGATTTGGCGAAGAGCGCCGTGCATAAGCACCAGATTCATTTAAACCCAATTGACCTGAACTGCCCGCACCCCAGCTATATAAATAATAGGTATACGAAGGCGTAGGAGCAACCAGAGGATTAAACCCCGGCTTAACAATACTCCCCGGAAACATTTGTCTTATAGACATACTGTTCCCCTATCAGCTTTGGATGGATTCGTAGCTGATCGTGTAGGTGATACCGCTTGATGTACCCGATGTCACCACAATGGATTGGTTCTCCATCAGGTACACCGCCGTTGTCTTATCTACTGCGATCACAGATGCACTAGCTGGCACTGAGATCGTAGAGATGATTGGGAAGTTTGTACCTGCACCAGCGGCTAGATTGTTGATTGCAACCGTTGCGTTTACTGCACTTGAGCCGTTCACATTAGCACACACAATTTGGTTGATCTTGAAGACCAGACCAGAAGATGCGGCGTTAGACAACAAGGTGTTAGCTGTCGTGTTAGCTGGTGTGAGGTATGTCGTCGTCCCAATAATTGAGGTGACATTTACAATATTTGGGGAGGCCATAATAGTTCCTTATAAACCAAAAACGATTGAGAAAGCGATGGCTTGACCCTTGGTAGCGCCAGCCGAAGCAGGAGTTACAAAAGACAAGTTGCCAGCACCGTCAGTTTTAATAACTTGATTTGCTGAGCCATCCGCAGTGGGGTACTTTAAGCCAGCAGGGTTGTTCATAATGCGGGTGACCGTGCCAGAGGCGTTTTCGGCGTACAGTGCCATGTCGGTGTTGGCGATGTTGAAGCCGAGTTCCCCCGGAAGCAAGTCAGCCGCCAAAGGAACCGCGCCCCCTGTCGTCGTGCGATAAAGCTGGATAGGTGTAAAGCCTGATGCCGCCATAGTGTTACCTCAAATTCTCAAGTTTGTACAAAGTCTTCATGTGCAACGCTGTTAGCTCATCAATGATGTTCTCTAGAGCAGGCACATTCTTGGCTATCTTTTCACGATTCTCGGTCAGCCAAATTATATCGTCGTGAATCATTTTTGTCGTGTTTTCCACGCTACCTTCAATTTCACCCAAAAGCCCAAACCCACCTTGGTAGGCTTCGACATACTTATCCAAATTGTCGATCAGGTCTTCGTAGTAGTGACCTAGCGCTTTGTGCTCTGAATAACTGTTCGTCTTCCAGTGCCTGATATGCGCGGCGTTACGAGCCTTAAACATTCGGTCGATAAGTTCTTCTACCATCAGAATGTGCCTCCGTTGATGCCAACAAAAGTTGTACCTGTGATAGTTGTACCCGTGATAGCGGCGGCTGTTGTGCCACCAATAACCATATTGTTGATCGTGCCAGCGGTAGCAGGGTTAACCGTTAATGTGCCTGTACCAGTAGGAGCAATTGAAATTGTTGCGTTGGCTGGGTTCATGTTAAACGCGCCATCAAGCGTCAAGTTAACACCACCGCCACCGCCCCATTGCAAACAGTTTGAACCACCTGAAGTTCTTAAAGCACCACCACCAGAGCCTGAAGCATCAAAATTAGTACCAACAAACTTTGTACTTGCAGTAATTGTTGTGCCTGTTACTGTCGCCGCTGTTGTCGCGCCAACAGTCGTACCGTCAATTGC